CCTTACCTAAAAAAGGGTGTGGATCAATTTTTAAATAAAGTTTAGATTCAACTCTATCTTTATTTTGAACATTTTGGTCTGGGTTAAGCGGGTCTGTAGATACAATAGTGACCCCAGAGAGAGAGCGAATATCGGATAAAATTTCAGCTTGGTTACGAACACTAGTATCAGTAACTAGTAATGACTCTAGTTGGTATACGTTAGATACGTTTTTTTTTTCTAATAATAATGCTTCTAATAAATGTGATTTATATTCACTAATATTAGTATATGGGTTTTTAATTAAATAATTTCCTGCCTCATCTTTAGTAATATCTAAGTTTAAAGGAACCATTTTTTTACCACCAATATCTTGCATTTTTTGTCCTTCAGCTCCTTTTTTAATAGATAATCTAACAGGTTGTGGTAGTTTATCTTGTAAAAGTTTAGTTAAAGATGGAAAATCTTGTGTTTTGTCATATGATTGTCTTCCTCGGGTAAGGTAACCAAGTGCTATTAATACTTGAGGATCAACATACATTACATCTCCGTAAAATTTAAAATAGTCTTTAAGGTTTTCTCTAACATTTCTTGGAAAGACAAAAAATTTAGGGATAAATCTTCTTCCACCTGATCCTCCTTTTTGAGGTCTGATGTTGAAGCTAACTTCATTAAGAATTTTTTTTAATTCTTCTTTAATAATCTGTTTGATGTATTTTGTATTCATATTACCAGTATCCTGAAAATGTTGATTTTAATCCTAGTAGTTTAGCGTATCTTGGTAGACGACATGACCAATAGCTAGGTTTGGTTCTATCTGTTTTTTGAGCACATTTATGTCTAGCAGCAAATGCTTTACGTGCTTTTGGGTCATTAATTTTTGCAGACATCCCTGCTTGTCCAAATGATACTTTTTTAATATTTTTGGTTTTAGGATCTCTTACATAAACATAGAATTTTTTAGATCCACCACGTTTTGGTTTTCCAATTGGTGGATTTTTCTTTTCTTCTTCTAATTCTGCTTCAGTTAATATTTCAATTTCCATTAATGGGAAATCTAATGGCACTGTTTTACCTTCATAAAATCCGATTTTACCTAAATCTGTAGTTTCAAATAGTTTTCTATCTAGGTCTTGAACTTTAATAATTCCTTCCTTCCACAGATTACGAGCTTCAAATATTAGATTAATATGGGCTTTTGACCCAGGTCTATATACTGTATCGTTAAGAGGAATTTTAAAATCCATATGATACCGTAAACCTTCAGATATAGGAGAATTATATTGTTTAGATTCTATTAATATTGGTGATTTATCACAAGTATTACATCCACAAGCACATCCCATAGTAGTATTATTTATTATAAATATTATTTAGGTTCAATATAGATTACAAATCTAACTCTAATGTTGTTATCTTTTCCAATAAAGAATGATTTGCTACCTTCAGAGGTCTTACCTGTTAATAAAGAAGACATTATAAATTTTTTAACATCTAGGGTTTTTAAACCATCTTCTAATTGTTGAGATAATATATCGGATCCTCCTCCTTGTTTAGATTTTATTTCATCTGCAATTTCATCTCCTAAGGCGGCTTTGTATAATAATTGGCTGCTAACTACTCGAAGATCAATGTTTGGAGAGCTGGTTTTTGAAACAAATATATAAAATTTATTAGGATCATTTACATAGAAGCTGGTTTGTAGTTGAGTGTTTATTTTATCATCTTGCATGGATTTTACTTCAACTATTTTACCATCTATCATTAAATCTTCACCTTTTCCTTTAGGTATTTCTTTGGCTTCGATTCCATTATCTTGAGATATAATATAATTTTTAATACTATTTTCTACTGCTACCCCTCTATTAGATAAATCTTTATCTATATATGATCTCCAATCTTCAATAGTATTAACAGTATCAGGAAAAATATTAACTATTTTACCTAAATTAGATTTATATTGTTCATAAGTCAATTTAGATAATTCAGTAAATGTTTGGAGTTTACTAGGACCTTTTTGTTTTCCTGTTAAATCCTTTATTGTGGGGTCTAGATCTTTTTCTAAATTAATATTTAAACTATTTAGTTCATTTTCAATTATTAAAACGTCTTCAGGGTTATCCATATCAGGATAACCTTTAGGAAATTTATATGAAATACTGTTTAGGAACTTTTCTATAATATCCACAACTAAATTATTTATATTGTTTTAGAAGTTCTTCTAAAGTCTTTTTAACAAATCTTCCAGTTTTAGGATCACGAGCTGGTTCTCCTTTTTTAGTAAATTTTCCAGTTGCTGGGTTTCTGTTAGGTTGTTTTTCTTTTTGGGCGGGTTGTTTATCTTTTGAAGTGGGTTGAGGCGCTGTTTTTTTTTCTGGTTGTTTGGTGTCCTCTTTTGATTTTGGAGGATTTGCAATTTGAGATATGATCTTTTTAGTAGCATTACCCATAACAGTTAAAGATTTTTGGTAATTACTTATTATAGTTGGAAGATCTCCAGGTAAAGATTTTATAGTAGCTGCAGGGAATAAAACAGCCATGTCTTCTTGGGCTGAGGATAAATCTTTAGCAATAGTGTCAAGTTTAGATTTAAGTTGAGCTGTTGCTTTTTGAAGTTTTGGGTCTCCAATAGCAGAAGCATCACCTTTTAAAAATGCACTTAAATTCTTTCCAGTTTGTTTTAAACCAGCTACAGCTCCAGTTGCTTTAGATTTTAATCTATCAAATAATCCTTCTTCAATTAATTCTAGAAGTAATTGCTCAATTTTTTCTTCAGTAAGTTTATTTTTCATTTTTTAGTTTATGTTAAAAGTTTATGTTGTTTCTTCAGGGGTTTCTTCAGGCGTTTCTTCAGCTGGTGCTTCTTCAGCAGGTACTTCTTCAGCAGGTGCTTCAGTTGATGCGGCTGCAATGTCAGCTGGGTTTCCGTATGAAAGAATTCGTGCAAGAGCTTCTGAGGCTCGTTCTAGTTCATTTCGTTCGACTATAAAATATTTTTTACCTTCTACTTTAGCAATCCATCCTCTATCAGTAGTTATAAGATAAAACACTTGTCCATTATTAAATATAATTTTAAATGTAGTAGGACGAGGTGCAACCCATAATACATCTCCTATAAAGATATCATATTGAGAAGTAAGAAGTTTTTCAATTATTTCTCGCAATGATGGAAATTTAGCTAATAGTGGGAATCTTTCTATATCTAAGGATACCCCAGTATTGACTGTGTCTAAGTCAACTTTTACAATTACAGGTTTGTAAACTTTTTTTACAATACCTCTAATTTTATCTATTAATTCAGCACGAGTCATTATTTTTTCTTTTGAGCTAATTTAGTAGCAGTAGCATACATTACTTTTTGAGCATCTTTCCCATAATCTTTTACAAACTCAGATTTATTTTTTTTCATCCCTTTTACAATTTTTTCCTTTTCACTATTTTCAACTTTAGAAAGTTTTTTTTCAGTTACAGGGGCTTTTGCTGGGGCTTGTTCAACATTTTTAAGGATACTAAAGATTTGGTTAAGAAGAGAATCGTTTTTAGTGCGAATCATTTCAGCAAATGTTTTAGCTAATTCTGCTTTTTCACTAGTACTAAGTTTATCTACTGATGAACCTTGTTTGATTTTATTTATACCTGAGGTTAGAAGAGCAATGTTAGCACCAGGGACATTTAGTTTTTTAAAAGCATTAACATTAATACTTCCTTTTACTTGAGCTTGTTTTTTATTTGGGTCTTCTTTTGGTTTTCCAGCAGGAGTAATAGCTATTTCTCTAACTAATGAAGAAAATAAATCTTCAGTAACTTCTCCACCTTCCTCACCTTCACCTTCTTCAGCTTTTAATACTTGGGTTTTAGTAAAATAAGTAATAGTATTACCAATTTGAGCATTTAATTTTTTATCTCCTAATTCTTTAGCTTTAGCATATGCTAATTCTAATGCACTTTGAATTTTTTTAACTTCAGGATCAAGACCTTCTTCGCCTTCAACATCTTCACCTTCAGCAGGAGCTTCATCTTCAGCGGGTGCTTCATCTTCACCTTCAGCAGGTGTTTCTTCTTCTTCAGCAGGTGCTTCTTCCTCTTCTTTTTCTTTTGATTTTTTCTCAGCTTCGTTTATTAAAGCTAAAATTTCATTTAATTCTTTATCTAAAAAAGAAGAAGGAGTATTTTCTCTATGAGATACTATGTTATCAAATTCAATTTGATTAGCTACACCACCAGGAATGTTATTCCAACTATATCTAGCTAGGTATCCAGCATCTTCAGGTCCAACAATTGGTTCAAGAGCATTAATTCTAGTTGATAGTTCTAGTGAATCCCATAGTGTAGATGGGTTATGTTCTCCAGAAGCAGGAGGTAATGGTTTTGGAGCCATAATGTTTTCATTAATACCCGCTAATTTTTTCATACGAGAGAATTGTTCGCTCAATTGTTGTTTCATTGTATAATTTTATTATAAATATGTTATTTTTTAATAAGATGAAGCATTATCATGACCACATTTATGACATATAAATAAATCGTCTCCTCCATCTTTTATTTTCCATTCCCATCCACATTTGTTACAAATAATTTTAGTATTAGTAATTATTTCTTTTAATGTATTGGTTAGTTTAACTTTGGCTTTGGATGTGTTAGAAACAAATTGTTTACCTTTTTTACTACCTGCTACTTTTTTTCTAGATGTAGCAGCACGTTCTGCTTTAGTTAAACTATTTGCTTTAGCTCTAGGTAAACAACGAGTAGTTGCTTGACCTTTTTTCATAGTACCACATGGGCCAGTTATATTACCTTGGGTATCAATACGAACCCAGTCTTCTTTTTTAAACCAATCACGTAATGACTCATAAATTATTTCATGTAATTCTTTTTTAGTCATTATCCCTTCATTTGACCCTTACACACTTTTACAGCACGTCCTGAAAGATAGGCTGATGATTTTTCACCAGCAGCTTTACGTTTAGTAATATATCTTTTTCCAGCTGGGCAGAGTTCTTCTTCTATTTTAGAATAAACCTCGATTAATGCTTCTCTAAGTCCTGGGGTTTTAGAGTAGTGTTCGTTTTCTTTTTTATCTAAATAAGCTGAGGCTTCATCAAATTCATATTTGGTAATTTCTCCGCTAATAAACTTTTGGTTTAATTCTTGTCTAAATTCTCGTATTTTTTCAGGGATAATAATAAGATTTCTAAGTCTGTTAGAAATAGCCTTTTTTCCTTGATTAAAATTAGATTCCATTATTTTAAGAATTTAAGTTTGTAAATAGTAGAAGAAACTAATTCTACTATAGTATCAACTTGGTTTTGAATATATGAGTCTTGAGGTATTGATTTACGTAGTTTTTCAACAGTCATATCTAAACCTTGAAAATACATAATAACTTCTTCACAGCTTTTATACTCTAATATACTAAAATTAGAATAATTAGTTAAAATACCATATTTTCCTTGATATGATTCTACTAACCCATCAGTTAACCCAATAACTGCATCATAATATCCGTTTAAAGCAGAGTGAGCTGCAAATGAGTCGGTTTGAAGATGAAATATATGAGCTTGAGTTCTTGAATGAAATAGATATGATATTAGTTTTGCAAATTCGTTCATGATATTATTATTTTAAATATTTCTGTTTATTCTTCTTTTTACAGCATATCGTTCTTCTTCTTTAGGATCAAATCCTGCCATTGAGTCACCTGGGGTTTTGTACCCACCAGCATTTATAAATGTTGGTATACCACTTATAACTTTAGTGAATTGAACTTGGTCAGGTAATTCATCTACAGTTACTACTTTATTAAACCAACGTACTTGACCTCCAGGTCCAACTATTAGCTCAACTTCATCTTTAGAATAAGTACCATATGCAAATTCACTATTATTTATATTTTCATTGATACCTCCGATTTCCTTTTCAAGTTTTTTAACCATATTCTGGTCTGGTTCGTCTTGTTTTTTATACCAGCTTAGAAGTTGTTGTAAAACTTCTTTACGGTATTTTTTTAAATCAGCTTCTTGTTCATTTTCTGGTATATAGGTAAGGTCTTCTTTTATTATTTCTTTATGGAGTTGTTGGCGTCTCCATTCACTTATACTAAAATTATTGCTCATGTTTATATGTTTTTATATATAAATATTAATTATTTCTTTAAACTTTGTAAATACTTTATTGTTTCTTCTTTATTTTCTAATAATTTTTGTTTTGAAGATCCAACCCATTTTTCAACATCTCCTCTTTCAGTTATAAATGATTCTCCTGAGGTGTTTATGTGTTCTTCCATCCATACCGAGAAATCACTTATCATATCGTCTACATCAGAGTTGGTGATATTTTTTTCATATTCTTCCCATTGTCCATTAATTCTAAGGCGGGTTTCAAAGTCTACTTGACAATTAAAACAACGCTTATATTGAAGATAGAAAGCATTATCATGTTTATTCTTCATTAAATTTTTACAACAAGGGCAAAATAAAGGTGCTACAATAGATTCTTTAGCTTTATCTAGCTTAGTAATATTTTGTTTAATTCCATTTTTAATAGTCCAAGTACGACCATCTTCTTCCCATATATCTCCATCTTCATGGAATTCTTGTTGTTTGGTATAACCTATTCCTACAATTGTCTTTTCTCCGTGTTTATTAGTTAAAATATTACGAAGACGTTGAACATCTTTTTGTTGGAATTCTTTTTTTAAAACATTATCAGACATTACTTTTATTTTTTAGTTTCTTTTTTTTTATCACCTTTCATCTGCTTAATTCTTTCAGCAGCTTCTTTTTTTCTTTCTTTTAATTCAGCTTCTTGAGCTCTAACCTCAGCCATAGTTTCTTCTAATTCTTCTAATTGAGAAGAATATTCTTGAGTTAAACGTTTAGATTCACGAGAAGCTTCAGCTTCACTTAAATATACTCCATGAGTTCCATCCATAGGAATATCATCAAATACATTAGTTCTTCTTACAGTACTTTCTGGAGATGATGATTGAGGGAGGGTTACTACGAAGAAATCTTTAACTTGATTAACTCCTGGGAATTTAGGGGATTCATCTGGAGATGAAATTAATTCTGGAGAGTGAGCAGTAAGGTTTTCGATGATAATTTTTTTGAGTTGGTGAAGTTTCATAATCCTATTTTTTTTAAATCTTTAATGGTTTGACCTGTTGATCTAAACAAAATTCCAATCCCACTATGGGAGTTCCATTCTGAAATAGTATCAGGGCGATCGTCTATAAGTATTGAATTTTTTGTTGAATAATCTTGTTTATTGTGTCTAGCTGCAAGAATTAATTCTGTTTTTGTTGAAGCAGGAGGTAAATATTTGTTAATGTGGGTTTCTACCCAAAGACGTTTTCCTAAACGAGATTCATTGTTTTCTGAGGGGGAGGAAAGAAGAATAGGGTTATATTTTTTAATATAATCCCAAAGAAGTTCTCCCTCTGGCATCCATGGCATGTTAGACCAAAATGATACTCCTATTTGATTATCAATCAAATTCCAGAATTTTTTAGTTCCAAATCTATTTTCATATTCTTTAGGAGAAGATCCTGTAAAGTAATCGAATCTAGAGTTAAAATCACATATTACCCCATCCATATCACAGTAAATTGTGTAATTAGGGGAAAGAATATTTTCTTGGTAGATTTGTGTTAGGTTAATCATTTTTTATTTAATCCGTTTTCCCAACTTCTAAACACCATGTTTCCTTCTTCATATGCTTCTCTTTCAATTTCTTTTAAATAACCATCCTCATTTACATTCTGCCCAGAGATATTAGTTAATCTATTTTCTAAATTTTGCTTATGATGAATCATTTCATGAGCATATGAACGTAATATGTCCTTTGGATGTCTATTTAATGTAAATAAAGTAACCGATTTATCATTTGGGTTATAATATGCTGTTGTTCCTAAAATATTTTGGGCATTTTCTATATCATTATTAATAAATTTTACTTTAGGAAGAGGTGAGATATTATATCCGTTATCGATCATATAATTAGTTAAAGAAGCCAAATGATCTTTAAATTCTTTTAAAGAAGATTTATCCTCAGAATCTAATACCAAAATATTCATTAATGGTTTAGCTTTACTTGTTTTAATATTATTAACTTCTTCTACAGAAGCATAACCAGAACCATAAGGTATTGCTTTACCTGATTGTGGGTTTGGGGTTTCTTTTAATTTACGTAAACGTTCTGTTTTCTTTTTAGAAGCTTCTTTACGTTTAGTAATATAATCTAAGGCACGTTTTAATCTTGATTTTACTTCAGGGTCTTTAGCATTTTGATATGCGGCTCTAACTCTTTGATGAATTAAATTAATAATTTGAGATTGGCGAGCGTGAGATTTAGATTTAAAAGATGATTTACTTAAAGTTGCAACTATATCTTCTTTAGTTTTAAATTTAATAGAAACTGTATCTTTAGGGTTTTCATCTGTATAAAGGCGACGTCCTGATTTTTTTGGTTTTTTTCCGGTACCTGTTTTAGGGTCAGATTCTTCTAAACCTTTAGCCAATTCTCTAGCATAAGCATTTAACCCAAATGTATCTTTTTCATTTTCAGTAAAAGTAAGTCGAACATTTGGAGTATGAAAATTAGATTTTTTATGTACTGTTTTGGCACCTATAGATTTAATTCTATTTGCCATACGATCTTTAACACTTAAAGTTGTGTCTTCAAAAGGAATACTAATATTTGTTTTTTTATCTGTTGCTACAACATCATTGTCTCCTTTTTCTTTTGCTTTGGTAAAGAAATATTTTAAACTATCTTTTTTTAATCCTAATCTAGCAAAGAAATCTTTTAATTCATCTTTAGTTATACCTCTTTCAACAGCTCTATCTAAAAAATGTCCATTTGACTTAGGGTCAAGATTAACATCTATTGGATTTAAAGCATTATCTGCATATTTGTCTATATCTATAAGATCTTCATATGTAAACGGTTCTGGGAATTCGGTTGTAGAAGACATTTTTTCAAATAAAGAGTTATATCCTTTCAAATAAGCCCACCATTCACCATTAATAAATTTGATATCTTTATCAGATAGTCCTGCTTGTTTTTTAATAACTAATTTATAAAGTTTATCACGTTGAGTATCTCCAATTTTCTTTTGTCCTCTTTTTGCTACAGATGACCAAGAAATAATTTCTATTTCGGGATGTTGACTTACATAATTTTTAGCAACTGCTATAATAGTAGACATTACTTTATATAATTCACCGACATTTGTTTCAGGATAATCTACATCACCTGTTTCATCGGCTATGCCAAAGTCTATAGAAATTCTGTTTTCACTAGCAACATCTATATAAACAACATATTGATTTCCACTGTCAGATTCAAACATGTATATTCCATCTCCTGATTCATTAAATGGGTAAGCATCTACAGGTTTATCAAAAATTTCTTTAATAGATAATACTTTATCCATTACTTCAATCTTGTAATTAAGAAGTTTCTCAATATAACCTGTATTACGTAAATTTTTAAAGGCTAAATTTTCAATTGAATATTCACCACCTGTTTCTAATCCAATTTGTCTGAATTTTTTAAGTTTATTCTGGAGTCCTTTTATAGAGTCAGTTAAAAAATCATAATTGTTAGATGTAGGTTTGGTTCTTAAAATTTTATCAATTTTAGATTTAAATGGTTTAGCTTTATTTTCTATTTCATTATCCGGAATTTGAATTTTTCCATATTGAGGTTTTTGTAACCATTCATCATTTAGTAGAGAATATACTCCTACACTGGCATTAGGTTCTTTAGAATTTTGAACATATACCTCTATATCATTGTTTTTAATTTTTAGATCATGGGCATCATTAAATCTTGATTTAGCTAAATCAAAGAATTTTTTAGCTATTTTAGGATCTTCAAACTCATCAAAATCTACTAGGATATGTAAATCTATATCAGAATATGGAGTCCAATTATAATTAGCAGAACTACCTAAAAGTAAAATATCTTCATAATCAACATCTAATTCTAATGAATTCCAAAATTCGTTAGCAATTTTTATAAGTATATCTTTTACCTTAGGTTTAATTTCTAATCCATTAAACACTACAGGATTTAATGCAGATTGATTGGTATATTCATTTAAATTTTCATGTAATAAAACTCCAAGAGTTTCAAGATATCTAATTGGAGAAACATCTTTAGGAATATAAGGAGTTATATCTCCTTGAGAATTTAAAGCTGATCTTAGGTTGGTAGCACTTATACCCTCAATATTCCCGGCATCATATGTTTTAACTTTATCTGAGTTTAGTTTACTATAACGGCCTGCGTCTTCTTTTCCATATGCTGCTATAAAATTTGTGTCTAGGTTATCTGTTATGATATCATAAACATCTTTTACAGGTGTGATTTGGGATATAGTAAATTTAACTTTACCAGGATTGTTTATTAAGGGTAAGTACAATTTTTCCCATATGTTTAGACTTTGTTCAGCTGTAATACCTTCATGGGGTTTAGGTGAAATTAAGACTATTACTTTTTCTACATTAGGGAGAGAAGCAAGTTGATTAACTACATCTAAATGTCCTTTATGTGGTGGTTTAAATTTACCAGGATACAGAGCTATAATAGGAGAGGTAGCGTCTTCAGTTATGTATGAAGCAACTAATTGTTCTAGAATTGAATCTACTTTCTGTAATGCTAATTCCTTATTATCTCCTTTAGGTGTTCCTTTTTCACCTGCTCCTATCACTAACATGGATTTGAATAATCCTTTAATTCTGTTTCTAGAACGAGGATTATTTATAGAATTTTTTACTTGTTTTAATAACTCATCAAATGGTAAATTTAAATTATAATTGGTAAATAGTTTACTTATGTCATTCCAATCATATGAACTCCAAATATCATTACGTCCAATTTCCTTAAAGTTATCTAACGTTACTAAACGTAAAGTTAAACCTTTTGATGATAAGTTAAATTCAAATTCTTGATTATCTTCAAGAGGTGGAAGATTTTTTATACCTAAACTTTTAATTACAGTTTCAGGGTCTTCTTCTATTAATATAGCTTTTGCTAATCCAATTAATAAAGCTTGTTTTTCACCAGGTATATCTAAAAAGTTTTTTCTATAATCACTTTCTTGTTCAGAAGTAACAATCATGTTATCTACTTGAACCGTTAGATCAGGGTAACCTTCTATTGGAATTTGAGTAATAACTATATCACCAGTACCTGCTGTTTTTTTACCTTGATGACGTCCTGCTTTAAAGGGAACAATCACATCATCAGGTAATGAATTTAAATATTCAGCAAATTTTTTCTTAAGAGTTTTTTTATCATCCTCACCTGCATCAACGTGAATCACTAAATCTAAATCACCATGATCTGATTTTACAGTAGTATTATATGATCCAGATATTTTAGCACTTTTGAAGGGAGGATATTTCTTTAAAATATTTTCAATATACTTTTTAACTGTTGGGTCAACAGCTTTTCTAGGAATTCTATTAGCTCCGATTGAACCTGACATTATACTTTTTTATATTGGGTTAATTTTGAGTCATCTGGTAGGAATTTTCCTTTAAGGTCTAGTCGGTCTTGGTTTTTAATCCAATATTGTTGTAGGTCATATGGAATATCAGCTCTAGTAGAATCAAGGATTTTTAGGTAAATATCTAATATTTGATTAAATTTATCTTTAGGGATATTTTTCTTAATATATCCCATTAATTCAAAATAATCATTTACCACATCAGAAGTTAATTCTATTCCATATCCATCGTTAAGAGCTTGAATAGCTTCTCCAGGATTAGTAGCTATGGTTTCACCGGTTTCTTTTGATTTAACTCCAGTAGCATGAGTAAATGATAATCCTAATGCTTGAAACATAGATAACATTAATTGGGTTCTATGTAATCCTTTTACATTATCCTTATAAGTATTAGAATAATAACTAAATTTAAGCCAATCTAAATTACCTACGTTAATGTCAATTTGTACACTTTTATCACCAATTGTGTTTCCTGATTCATCATGTTGGGGAAAAGCACAATATATTGATCCTGATCCTGATGCTTTAGTATCTGTGCCTATGGTTTCAGATTCATTTTCTATCTTAGTTGCTATGAGTTGAAGCATAGCTCTAAGTTTACTTTGAGCTTCAGTAGCGGTTTTAGATCGTTTACGGATTTGATCATAAGTAGCTTGAAATTCTTGAGGACTAATTCCCCATTTATCAAACAATGGGGTACCATCATTTGAAATAATGTTATTAGCACTAAATCCTAAATCTATGTCTCCAGATTCAGCTTTTTTTCCAACTGATCCTAAAGATTCAAAGCTAAAAGTAACTTTGGGAAAAATTCGTTTTAATTCTTTAGTAAATTTATCTAAAGTAGGTTGAATATACTCCCGTTTGATAGGGGCGGTAGTGCCAAATACGTTTCCTCCTTCAAGGATTAAGTCCTTAAAGATACTAACTAGTGATATCATTCTTTATTTTTGTCATAAATATCAGAGGATATCTGAATTTCCATAGGGAATTGTTCTGATGATGGTCTTGGGTTGGGGTTTTCTAATTTAAATAATTCATGTACGTGTTCAAATAATTTGAAATTATCTTCAATAGTACGAGTTGGTTCATAAATTTCCCATCCCTTACCTTGTATTTTTTTACCGCTTTTATCTTCTCCGCGTTTAGATGATTTTAACCAAATAATACCATTCTTTTCTATTTTTTCTTCAAATGTTTCATTCCATGCTTGAGTATAAGCAGCTAATTGTAAATCCATAGCTGTGTGGATTGAATTTGAGGTTTTAATATCTAATAACCATTTTTCACCATTAATTTCAACAACTAAATCACAAGTTCCTGCGAATTTATACTTATCTGAGAATAGATGGATTTCGCTTTCAATTAAAGTTGGTTTAACAGTAGCCCAGAAATCATGGAATTTTAAAATTAATTTCCAAACATCTAACGAGTAATTTGAATATCCGTTTTCATTTAACCATTCTATTTTTTCACCTAACAAATAACGCTCAATAGCATCATGAACTTGTGTTCCTTCGTCTGCTGCTTTTCTAGAAATAACATCAGCATTATGTCCTACATCTTTAAGCCATGTTTCAAAAAATTTACCTTTAGGTAAAAATTGTAAAATACTTGTTACTGATGGGTAATAATTTTCATTTCTGCTGTAAAATCTATTATCAGCTATATTAACTCTTTTAGATGTAGGGTCAATTTGGAGAATACGAGTAACAGATTTTTTATTTACGTTTACATTTTTTTCAATCATATTAATTGTAATTTTTTCTCAAATAATTTTGAGAATGTTAGTTTGGGGGTTTGATGAATTAAATTAGTAAAATTAACAAAACCCATTTCTCCAGGGTCTTTATCTTGCAATTCAACTAAATAAACTTTTTTACCTTGATTCAGTAAATTCTCACAAAAATCTAAGGCTTCTTTTATAGCATCTTTATCTAAGGCTATGTATATTTTTTGTATTGATGATGTTACAATTTTTTTCATTAACTCTTTAGAAATATTTTTACCCAATAACGGAATAGCGTTTCTTTTAATTGCTAACATATCAAATACTCCTTCACATAGTATTAAAGGAGAATTCCAATTTATATAAAAACCAAAAGGTATAATATTTCTTGATACTTGAGGATTTTTATATTTGCGAGAAGAATTTTTATCAAAACTACGGGCTGAGAAGTAATTTAATGTTCTGTTTTCATCATATGATGGGATAATAACCATATTGGAATATTCTCCATATTCGCAATAACCTATATTATATTTTATAATATCCTCTTCAGTAATGTTTCGAGTTTTTAAGTAATTTAAAGCATGTTTAGCTATAATTCCTTCTGGAGTGGGGTGGAGTGGGGTAAATTCTTTGGGTAAAGATATGGTTTCAACTACTATTTGGTGAGTAGAGGTTTTAGAATCATTTATTAGAGATCTTAATTCAGCTAACTTTGAGGAATCAGCTTTTAAAGATTTAAATAAGTTGATAAGTTTTTTTCCCTTTTTACCGCAAACCCAACAATTCCAAGGATTTTCTCCTTCAGAATTAGTATCCATACATATTTCTAGTTTAGGTTTAGGGTGATTACAAAAAGGACAATGGTATGCTCTATTATTTCGAGCCGTATCTTTACCAGAACCTAATATGGAATCTACTAATACAACAACTAGTTGGTTTATCATAACCTACAAGATAATAAAGAGAAAAATTATTCCAAGTCTTTTCGGAAAAACTTACCTAATATATTATCGTTGTATGTGTTGTTTAATAAAACATCTTCTTTACATTGGTAAGTAATCTCCCAATAAGTTAATGATTTTTTAGTATAACAAATTCTTAATATTTCTCTAGTGAAATTTTCTTTGCCTATATTTGTTATATCTTCTTTTAATTCTTTAGAAGAACCATAATATGTTTTCCAATCAGATTCTTTTTGAATAACCTTAGTAGTAGCTTTTCTTCCAGGACCTGTTTGTTCTAATATTTCTTTTTTAGTAAGTTTTTTCTTTATATTGTGATAAAGACTTTTTTTACCTATGTAAAATTTACCATTAGGACTTATAACTTTGTATATAAATCCATAAGTATTTTCAGGCATGTCCTCAATCGAATTCACGATTGTATTATTATATAACCAATTCATAACGTTTATATTTAATTTTATACCATATCAAAGTTTATCATGATAGTAGTATCAGTTGTTGGTGAACATTGGAGCGGTTGTCCTAATTTAGCTATAGCTATTAAATCTTTATCATCATTATATAACCCAATAGATGTAATATATGGTGAAAAATAAGATCCAGTAGCAAAATTATACAACGTATTAGTACTTCCTGATGCTAAAGATGGGTTTTGGCTAAAACCAAATTCATTTTCTAAAATAGCACAATTATATTTGTTTTCGTATAAAGTAACTGAAGAAGAAAAATTAATAGAAGTATAAAGTATTCCTGGTAAATCATCATACCATGTAGGTGATGATATATCTTCAGCCCATTGATTACAGTTTATAGAAAAACTACCTGTGGTTATTACTGCTATACCCTGAGAATAGAAGATATTCCCCACTTTACTGGTGTTACTTCCTGAAGTAAGGATTAGGTTTCCTTCACCATTATCAGTTATATAATATGTGTTTGCTGTTATATTATCTATAAAACCTAGTTTAAAAGATTTAGGGACAATATAATTACCGTATAAATTAGTAGGAATAGAAACTACAGTAATAGATCCAGCATCCAATAAGGATTGTGTAGCTGTAGGAA